GGGAACGGTGGGGGCAGGTAATTAAGCCCCTACAAGGCGTTTTTGGAAGGCGGGGGGCTATAATCCCCCATGTGAACGGCTGAAATCGCCTTAAAACGGCGATATTTGAAGGTGATTTGATGGGAGTAAGCAGGATAAAGCAGGAACTAAACCGGATATTGGAAACGTTGCCCCAGGAAAAGCGTTGCATTGGGGAAAGCTTGATTGCGGAATTGCTTTTCATGGGCGACACATTGAAGGAACTGAAAAAGGAAATCAAGGCGCGGGGGACGCTGGAAGAATTTACCCAGGGGAAGCAATCGTTTATGCGGGAAGCCCCTGCCTTGACTTCATACACGAAACTAATTGCACGCTATGGGGCATTGTTCAAGCAGCTATGCGACATGATGCCCAGGGCGCAGCAGGAAGGCCCCAGCCCCTTGATAGAATGGCTGAACGAATGACGGGGGGCGCGGATCCGTGAATCATATTCAAACCTATGTTGACGCGATCCAGGCGGGGGACGCCATCGTTTCAAGGCGCGTTGCAAAGGTTTATGAACGGTTGGCGGATGAAATCAGGAACCCCCGCGGGGGCTTTGTGTTCGATGAACGCAAGGCGCAGCGGCCCATTGACTTCATAGAAAAGTTTTGCCGACACAGCAAAGGCGAATGGGCGGGGCAACCTGTCAAGCTGGAATTGTTTCAACGCGCCTTCATTGCGGCCCTGTTTGGCTTTGTGGACGGGCAAACAGGCTTGCGGCGCTTCCGGGAAGCCATGTTATATATGGCACGGAAGAACGGCAAAAGCACGTTGTTAAGCGGCCTTGCGCTGTATATGCTGATTGCAGACAAGGAACCCGGCGCGGAAGTCTATGCCGTTGCCAGCAAAAAGGAACAGGCGCGGATTGTGTTTGACGAATGCTTGCATATGGTGGAGCAATCCCCGGAACTGTCAAGGATTCTGAAAAAGCGCAAGGCGGATTTATATTGCCCCCTGTCAATGGCGAAATTACAGGCGTTGGGGCGCAATTCTGACACGCTGGACGGACTAAACGCCCATTTGGTTATTGTGGATGAGCTGCACAGTATCAAGGATAGAAACGTCTATGAAGTCATGAAGCAATCGCAATCCGCACGGCGGCAACCCCTGCTTGTGTCGATCACGACGGCAGGAACGCAGCGGGAAACAATCTTTGATTCCCTTTATGCCTATGCTTCCGGCGTGGCGGACGGAACTATCCAGGACGACGCATTTTTGCCGGTGCTGTATGAGCTGGACAGCAAAGACGAATGGACATTGCCGGATGCGTGGGCAAAGGCAAATCCGGGATTGGGAAGCATAAAGAAGCTGGATGACTTGCGCGGGAAGGTAGAACGGGCAAAGAACAGCCCCGGCGAATTGCGCGGCCTTCTATGCAAGGACTTCAATATCATTTCAACCGTCAATGCTGCATGGCTTGACTATGACAGCATAAACAATCCGGAAACATTCGACATTTCTGGATTCCGTGGCGCTTGCGCCATCGGCGGCGCTGATTTGAGCATTACAACGGATTTGACTTGCGCAACACTGCTTTGGATGGATGCCCAGGAAAAACGCTATGTTGAACAGATGTATTTTTTGCCGGAAGATGGATTTGCGGAGCGTTGCCGGGATGAAAAGATTCCATATGCGATCTGGAAGGAACGGGGATTATTGCGCCTATGCCCAGGGAATACGATCAAGCCGACGATGATTACACAATGGTTTATCGAAATGGTGAAGCAGCGCGGCATTTACGTTTCCATGGTTTATTATGACAGCTATTCGGCGCGATATTGGGTTGATGAAATGACGGCAGCGGGATTCAAAATGATTCGCTGCATTCAAGGATTCAAAACATTGTCGATTCCGTTGGAACGGTTGGGCGCTGACTTGAAGGCCAGGAAGATAAACTATAACGACAATCCATTGCTGAAATGGTGTATGTGCAATGTCGGCGTTACGGAAGATAGGAACGGGAACTTGATGCCGGTGAAGGCCAGGAACCCGAAATATAGAATTGATGGGTTTGCTTCATTGCTGGATTCATATGTTGGATTGTGTGAGCATTACAACGAATTGAAGCAGATGAACGCGAAAATTGGAAGGGGTTGAATGTTGTGGCATATACGCAAGGGAACATCAACAAAAGAGGACTTTTTTACTTGAAGGATAAAAAAGCCATGATCTACAAAGGCAGCACGACACGGGACAAATACGGAAATTCTGTTACAGCCTACAGGCCCATTTCCCCAGCTGCATTGTGGTGCTACACACGGCAGTTGACGCAAGAACAGATATTTGGCGCTGCGCATTACTATGAGAATGAAACCCGGATATTTGTTTTCAATTACCGTGATGGAGTGACGGCAACCGGCAGCTATATTCGCTATGCGGGAACGTGGTATGAAGTTACCAGAATGGACGTTCCGGAAGATTACAAAGGTGCTGAAATGTTCCTTTACGCGAAAGAGTACACAGGAACTATCAAGGAAAACAGTGTATTGCCGTATTCCCAGGAATAACAAAAAATTCAAAAGAATCCAGGAACAGGGGTTGACAACCCCTGTTTGTTTAGTTTATAATGTTTACATGATTTATGAAAGAAGGTGATTTGATGGTATGGACAGAATGAAAGCCCCTGTTTTTTGCGGAAGGAACAGGGGCAACCCCAGCAGCAACGAAAATCAACATTGTGGGGGCTGTGCTGATTATAGCATTTCCCCTTGTGCGAAGTCAAGGAAGGGAGATTATCATGGAAATCATTAATGTTGAACTCACGTTTGAAGAAATCGAACTGTTGATTGAAGCAATGGAAAACACGGCTACCCCAGCAGGAACGGCAGATATTACCGCAACCCCAGCTTTTAAGAAATTGCTGTCCAGGTTGCAGACCATCGACAACGCGCACACGGTTATGAGCGTGGCGGCAACCTATGATGACAATCCTAACCCGTGGCATGAATCGTTTGTTGATGCTGGAAAGAAAGCGTTGGAAGAATCCGACGGTAATTTGTCCCTTCATTTGTCTAAAAAACAATTCGCCTTGCTTATGGCCTTCTATGACAACGCCAGGGGCAGGAAGGGCGCGCGGGATGCCTTCGACGAAACCGATTTGCAGGATGATGCCGAACTGTTTGAAATCATGCACAACACGGCGCAGGCGCTGGAAGAATGACAACGGAACCGGCGGGGGCTGGAAACAGCCCCCAGAACTTCAAAAAGGAGAATGGACACATGATTATAAATCTGGATGGGCAGCAGCGGGAATATGTGATTGCTGCATTGAAGTTTGCGCAATGGGCATTACTTCAAACCGACGAATTGACTGACACTATACACCAGGCGGTTTATGACCATTATGAAGCCCAGGCAAAGGAAGATTACCCCACAAACAAGCTGAAAGAATCTATTGCCTTTGCAACTGATATTGCGGAAGTCAACGCGATCTTCGACACGTTCGACACGGGCGATAACATGGGGGCGCGTTGTGACGTGGGCGCGATCATTGAAGCGCTGGAGAACGGGACGGGGGCGAACACATGACAATCATTTCCTTTGTGAATCAGAAAGGCGGCGTTTGCAAAACAACTTCCTGTTTGAACGTTGGGGCGGCGCTTGCCAGGGCTGGAAAGTCTGTTTTGCTGATTGATGCGGATGCGCAAGGGGACTTGACAGCAGGTGCAGGGATTGTGCTGCACGATGGGGATTTGACGTTGTGGGAAGTGTTGAAGGGGACCGGCGACATTAACAATGCAATCCAGCAGAAACCCGGCGCGGCCTATGACATACTACCAGCGGACATTGCTTTGTCGGGCGCTGACATTGAGTTTTCAAGCATCCCCGGCAGGGACTTTCTTTTGCGGGAAGCGTTGGGGCAGCTTGTGAAGCCTTATGACTTCATTCTGATAGACTGCCCCCCGTCATTGGGCGTTGTTACCTTGATGGCGCTGACAGCTTCGACGGGGGCAATTGTCCCCTTGATTCCGCATTACTATTCCCTGCATGGCATGGCGCAGTTGCTGGACACAATCAACATTGTCAAGCGGCGCATGAATCCCCAGCTTGATATAATCGGCGTTTTGTTACAAATATACGATGGGCGGACAATTCTGCATAAAGACGTTGCGGAAGCGATTGAATCATCATTGCCGGGGAAGCTATTCAAGACGAAGATAAAGAAGTCAATCAAGGTTGCGGAATCCCCAGGGGTTGGGAAAGATGTCTTTGAATACAATGTAAACAGTGTTTCCACACAATACATTGATTTATCAAGTGAAATAATGGAAAGGGTGTAAACATCATGGCAAGAAGATTACAGAATAATCCTTTACTGAATCAGGAACAGCAGGAACATCCGAGCATCAACCAGGAATTTGACGTTGAGCGGGAGCGGGAACGGTTGGGCATTGAAGCCCCCAGCGGCAAGCCCAGCAGCGGCAAGCCCAGGAACCCGGATTTAATCCGTGGCGGGGTGCAAGACGGCCTGCCCCCGACGGAGACACGCGCCAGCTTCATCATGAAGCTGGACACGCTGAACGGCTTGAAGGATGTAGCATACACAGACCGATTGACGATCAAGGAAGCGTTGGACATGATTATCACGGATTATCTGAAAACCCGCGACGATCTGTTGCCACATAGGGGGAGAATCAAATGATTGTGCTGGATGGGATGCAGTTGTACACGCCGGATGAAGCGGCGGCGTTGATAGGGATGACAACCGGCGCGATTCAAAACAGAATCCGGCGGGGCATGATGAAAGCTGTTATCATCTCCGGCAAACGTTACGTTGCCGGGGATGAATTGAAGGCGGCAGCGGAAAAACGGAAGCAGGGGAGGCGGAAGCGTGGCGCGGAAACCTGTTTATGAGCGAATGTCAAGGCGTGAACTGATTGAGCGAATGAACGCCGGTGACAAAGTAGCTACGGAATTGTATGGGGCTTTGCTGGACAAGGATGAAGCAAAGTTTTTTGAAGAATACAAGAAATATGAATCAACACATGACGTAGTAAGGCAACATGAATTTGATATGCCCCTTATGAATGTCATATTCTCACTGAATCCAAACGATGAAAATTACCATGCACTTTTGCGGGAACAATTTGAATTGCTGGACAACTACCACAAGGAACATGGGGAAGCCATTGAAATTATTACAAATTTGGAACAGGGAAAGGAAGGGACGGAACTTTATAAATTTGTTCAACGGCTGACAAGGAAAGATTTTAAGGAAATCATTGATTTAGATTTGTCGGATGATGAATGGGCCTTGTTTGAAGCTGATAGAGTTGGCTATTTCCAAAGCCTTTACATTGCGGATTGTGTTACCTTGTATGAAGCAATCAAAAGGCAATATAGGACAAGAAGGAAGGCGCAGGAAGAATCAACCCTTGCGGATATGCCCCAGGTGATGGCGATTACCACACTAAAGGACTACCGTAATTCAATCAGCTTCTATCAAAAAGGCAAGGCCTACATGATTCAATTTGACAGGGCTGCAATAGAATCCATGAAATTTGAGGATGGAAAGTTGCTGATGCCGGTGCTGGATAAACCCGGTGTGAAACCCCGTCTTAAAGCATTAAGCAAGCTGGAATTGCAGAATGTCACAACAAAGGAAGGGATTGAAAAGATTGATTTGCCTTTTTTGGTGCTGATATATACGATCTATCTAAAGGAATATGAAAAGAATGGTTTTGACATATTTGAAACCGAAACCATTTCAATTTATATTCCGGATTTGGCTAAAACGATGAAGTTGAAGTCAAATCTATCTCAAGAGGACATTAAACAGAATATCCTTGCCAAATTCGACATATTTCATTCTATTCGTGGTGTGGTTGTCTACAATGAAGGTGGAAAACGTCGGGAAGGTTATTTGCAAGTGCTGAATGTTGAAGAATACAACCCGGTTACAAACGTACTGACAATTTCATCCCCCTACATTAAAAGGGTACTGAAAGAAACGTATGAAGCAGCTAAAAGGCGTGACAGAAATAACAATGTCAAATTGAGCAAAAGCGGAACCCCGTTATTGCAGCCGATGCATTCATATTTGGCATTGCCTTCATTGGTCAAGGAACATAACAAAGCGGCGGTTGAAAACGTCTTTATAATCCTTGCGCTGATTGAAGAAGCTGGAAGCAATACCGCGAATATCAAGGCCAGAACGATTGTTGAAAGAAATGTACAGTTAGCAGAACGTCTGCGAAGGCAGGACACACGCAATGCAAATATTATTCTTCGGCGTTGTTTCTTGAAAACGTGGGAATTATTGGCAACTCAAACAAAGCTATCCGAGAAATACCAGAATATCAAAATCCCAAACCCCACAATCAAAAAGATAGTAAACGGGGAAGGTAAAGAGATTCCTAACCCGGCAGCGATTCCAACAATGGCAACGCTTGACATGGTATTCCGGTTTGAACATGATGGCATTGTGAAGGATTAAAATTGCCGGGAAGTGCCCTGAAAAAAATGCCGTGTTGTGTCGCAAAAATTGCCGTGAAGTGTCGCCCAAATTGCCGTGAAGTGTCGCAGATTTGCCGGGAAGTGTCACGGCTATACCCCCCAAACCCCTTGCAAATAAAGGGATTCTGCATGGTCTGCAACCCTTCAAGACTTTAAGTCTTTAAGACTTAAAGA